TACCGACGTGAGCGAAGGTCATTATCATACCGTAGAAATGGATGAAGGTGGCAATGGTGTTACCACATACGCATCGCATATGGCTAACCACGCTCACAAAATTGTTGCTGGTGTAGTGTTAGAGGCTGAAGGCCACTCACATGATATCACAATGATGGGTGTTCCAATTCATAATATGGAGGAGGGCGAAGTTGTAAACGAGCGTCCAATGTCTCCAACCGAGGAGGAAGCAATGAGTAACTCAAAATCTGAGGAAGCTGTAGAAGAGAAGACTGAAGAAGTCATCGAAGAAGCAGCTGAAATGGAAGTTGAAGTGAAAACAGAGACTGAAGAAGTCATTGAAACTAAAGACGATGACGAAGCGGTTGAAGAAAAAGCTGAAACTGATGATGTTGAAGTCAAAGCTGAAGCCGAGGAAGCTATTGAAGACGAAATGGAAAAGGATGATGAAGAGGAAGTGTTTGAAGCACGTGATCCTAATGAGTCTATCCCGTTTGTTAACTTGCTTTCCACAGACGCAAGCGAACTTCAAAATGGAGATTTAGTTAATTTCCAACAAAAAATGTATAAGGTTGCTAAAGTCGCAACCCAGCAAAGCCCAATCTTTAAGTTTTTAGAGATTGACGCTGACGGAAATGACTGTGATAATGTTCTTAATGTGAACGCAGATGAACTTTCACAAGTCGAGAAAACTCAAACAAGTGAAGAGAAAGATTCTAACGAAAGTCTGACTGAAGAGCTTCACAACATTTCTACAAAGGAGAAAGACAACATGGCTGATCAAGTCGTAGATACAATTGATCTCGAAGCTGCTAAAAAAGAAGCGGATATCGAGACACAAAAAGAAGCACCACGTGCTGAAGTGTCTGAGCCTCAAGTTGCAGAACTGGTTAAAGCTACCGGTGAAGCTATCGTAAAAGAGTCAGACGCACAAGACCAACAAACAATGGTGAAGGGTGACGCAGAAGTAGCCTACACACCACGTGAATCTGAGCAGGTTAATGAACTGAAAGCTCAGATGGAAAAATATCAAGAAGAGATTGCAGCTCTTCAGCGCTCTAAGATGCATTATCAAGAGCAGTCACGTGCCGAGCAGTTCTCAGAGAAAGAAATGGCTAACGCTGTTATCCTTTCAAAGATGCTGAATCGCCGTGACCCATATGACACCAAATATGGTGCTCGTATGAAAGCTATCACAACTGTAGACCAGTTCTTGAGCAACTTCTCACAGAACATCTACACTGAAATGGAACAGCAGCTCGTTGTTGCTCCAATGTTCCAGCGTATGGCAGTGGACGCAAAAACATTCCGCGTACCAGTAGCCGACGAAGATACTGACGGTGATGTTGCAATGTTTGCCTCCGGCACATTCGCAACTGGTATTGCAGAAGCAAGTCGTGTTCCTGCATCAAACCAGAACACCATCAGCGCAGTTGAGTTTACACCACATAAATTCATGGCCTCAACTCACCTCGCAAAAGACGAAGAAGAAGATACAGTTCTTCCTCTGCTCGACTTCTTGCGTGCTGCAGCAACTCGTCGTTTGGCACGTGCCATCGATAAGTCAATCCTCCGTGGTACAGGTGCCTTGACTGGCTTTACTGCATCACCATCAAACAGCATCGTAGCTGGTACAGGTTACGCTTCTGTGATTGAAGGTTTGACAAATCTTGCATCTGATGCATCACTCTCTGTTGCAACAGGTTCAGGTAACGATAAAGCTGATCCAACAGATATCGCAGCTGCTCGTACCTCACTCGGTAAGTATGGCCTCCAGCTTGGTAACGACCTTGTGTTTATTACCTCAATCGAAGGCTACAACAACCTTGTAACAACTTCTGATTTCCAGACAGTTGACAAGTTTGGTCCAAACGCTACCTACCTCACAGGTTCTGTCGGCGCCGTTTACGGTATTCCGATTGCTATCTCTGAGTTCATGGATAACGTTGGCGGAACTGGTAACCATCTTGGTATCCTGGTCTATAAGCCAGGCTTTATGATTGCCGAGCGTCGTGGTATTGAAATCGAGAGCGAATACGAACCACGCCAGCAGGTCACAGCGATGTACATGAGCACACGCTTTGACTTTAAAGCTCTTACCACTAACTCAAGTGCCGCACTTGATTCAAGCAAGTACAGCTATGCAGTAGTGGTTGACGCTGGTTAATAACTAATCAGTAAATCACTGAACTACACTGGGGGAGGCGGTCAACGCCTCCCTTAAGTTTTTAAGGAGAAAATAATGGACGAAATTAAAGGAATGTCAGACGCAGAAGCTCGTCGTTGGTTACAAAAACATGGTTATGGAATTGGTGAAATCGAAGGGATCATGGCTGGAGAAGATATGACAGCTAATCCTGGAGCACCAGAAGCTCCTAAAAGACCTGCACCAGCTCCTAAAGCAGCCCCTGCATCAAAGGCAGCACCAAAAAAAGCAGCACCAAAAGCTGACAAATAAGGAAACAAACAATGGTAGATCGTTTTGAAGAAGGCTTAGGTAAATATCCATATGTTACTTTACCTCAAGTAAAAGATTATTTAAGTATATCTTCTACTACACAAGATGCAAGATTATCAAATATCATTAATTATGCAACAGGCGTAGTAGAGCACTATATTGGACATGCTATTTTAGCTAATGACTATGTAGAGGTATTTGATGGCGGAAAAACATCTGTCATGGTATCTCGTATACCTCTTAATAATGTTTTTCAAGTTACTGAGTATGATGGTGTTGATCATGTTACTTTGGCAGATCCTACTACTATTGGTACTCCAGTAATTACTGACACTGACGATCTATCATTATCCTTTAAAAATGACGCTCATATCAATTCCAGAATCAAAAGATTTGGTAAATCCTCATTAGAACTTTCAATTTCTGATTTAGTCTCTTCTACAACTGTCCCAGAACAATTAAAATTTGAAGAGGGTGATTTTACCATTGAGATGTTTATTCGAGTTGATGATGAGACTATACAAGATAATGTGTTATTTGCAATTAACACAGACTCTTCAAATTACATGCAGTTTCGTTTATCAAATGCAAATTGTTTAGCATTTGAATCAAATATTTCAGGAGCATCAAATGTAGTAACAGCTCCTAACGTTTTAATAGAATCTCAGCAGTTTGCTAAACGCAGGTGGGCGCACGTAGCAGTTTCACGCAAACTTGATGATGAAAAACTTCACCTTTTCTATAATGGTAATGTGATCTCTGATTCATCTAATGTATATGCAGTTTCTAATCATACTTTTACCTCAAACATAGAAATAGGCACTACATTTAAAGGCTATATTGATGAACTACGTGTTTCTGATATCGCCAGATATACAGCAAATTTCACACCCCCAACTCAAAGATTCAGACCAGATGATGACACAGTTATGTTAGTTCATTTTGATGGTAAAAATGGGGCGACTGAGACAAAAGATGTACACTCTGAGACTAACGAATATAATTTTAGTCGTGATATGGGCGAAGTCACCCGTGATGTAGGAGCTGTTGGGGTAAGAGGTACTTATCCTACTATCCGTAATTCTTATCCTGCACTAACACTATCAGGCCCTCCTTCATTTAAACCGTTTCCATCTGGTGTAAAAGTTGAGTATAGAGCCGGTTATGAGTCTGGTGATGTGCCACAAGACTTACAGATGGCTACACTTGATATGATCAAAATGTTATACAAACAAGATCAAGAAAAGAAAGGATTTTCCTTTGAGGGAGAGCGTGGTGATAACTATGCACTATCAAGTAACTTCCCACCCCATATTCGCCGTATTTTAGATTTGTATAGAGTAATACAGTAATGGCTGTTAATAAGGGGGATTTAAAACTACCACCTGTAGATTTAAAAGTTACCTTTGACGGTAAACCACCGAAAGAGTTTGTTCGTGCTCAAGAGCTACTACTACAAAAAGTTTACAAACCAAATAAAGAACTAAGACAACTCTTACTTACTCCTATCTCTGATTTTATATCTGGTGATACTGTTAGAGCAAAAGGTTATGAATGGTTAAATCCTTTTAAGGGATTTTTAGGAGATCCAGGAAAAGCTAGAAATCAACAGCTTGGATATGCTAATCCCAGTTCTGCTCCTGATATCACTGCAAAAGTTAGTGAATTACGGAATTTTTTACCTAAAAATGTTGTTGATAGTCTCGTTGCAGGACAAGCCGAAAGAGGTGTCAATGTAGGCGAAGGGTTAGTTACTATTGAACTTAAACAGGCTATTGCAACTAATAAAAGTGCGGAATCAATCACTCAACAGTCTCCAGGAGCCGATGTTGTTGGTGATTTAAGAAAACGTGTTGAAGACGCAACTCGAAAAGCTAGAGGTAAACCACAAAATAAGCCTGTTTTACAAGATTGGTTTGTTAATAAAGCGGATGATGCATATAGACTTCAAGTTGGTAGAGTTATAAACCAAAAGATTACTAATTTACTTTTCTTAACCCGTGTTGATGGCAAAGCTTCTTTTTCTATCGTGCCTGAAGCAGCTAAAAGACTTGGT